CTGATAACCCATTGCCTTAATAAGCGCCGCCCCAAGGTTGTACATATTCTGCGGGGTTACGATAGGTAGTCCACCCTGCATGGCCTGTCCCGCAAACTGTAGCATTTGGGAAAGGTGGGCCATCTGCTGATCCTTTGAGCCATTACCAAGGGCAACAGAAACGGTGCAGTCCATCTTGTCGCTCCACATATCGGGGCGTACAGGAACCCACTCATTCCTTAGCATAACCACCCTTTCTTTGTCCTGATACTTCAGGAGGAGTTCATAGATGCAGTACATCAATTCCTTAACACCTGTCTCGGCAAACTGTCTGGCAATTAACTCTACCCTGCTCTGGGCATTAGTCATTACAGCATTCACCGCTGTGGCCGTTGTATGGCTTGTCAGGGCATCTGCGTTGATGCCTTGGGTATTCTTGTTTACTCCTGTCCTTGCCTCTCTCACCTCATCAAGGTAGCCAAGCATCTGGAATGATTCTGGCTGTAGGGGAGGGGTAGCCAAGGGCATCACAGCGTTAGGAGATTTAACTCGCACCACGCCACCCGGCCTCTGGGTTAGCAAATCGTCCAAATTCGCTTGACCTTCAAGTACAGCGTATCTACCAAAGTTCTGGTTGTAGGCGTTGTCCATCAGGTTACGCATTAGCGTACTCTTGATTAACTGCAAGTCCATTACGAGATCAGCAACAGATAGACCAAAGAACTTATGGGGGATTTTTAGTGGGGTAATTGAAACGAATGGAACCTTGTCAATCTCTTCATTAGAGAAGATATGATCCCCAACACTACATACTTTACGAAGTTCAGCAATTCCGTCATCATCATAGTCTGTCTGGATAAATGATTCGTGAAGCCAATACTCTCTTAGGGCTTCTTCTCCGCTCTCATTTAATCCCGCACCCCATGAATAGGAATCATCTATTTCATAACGCGCCATCCTCTCAGCATTGTATACCTCTTCATTATACCCTGCGCCTAACTCGCCAACATCCCAATCATCTCCGTACATCTCTCTTAATTCAGAGACAGTCTTCTTTACCCTGTGGCAGACAAACCTAGCATTTTGTATTCCTTTGGCTTCCCTTGAGATAAGGAATTCATCAGGTGGTACATTCTCAATCTTAATCTTTCCGTTATAACCCACCCTTTTGATTACTACATCATGGTAAGTTTCTTCCATTTCATTACCAGCAACCTCTGTATGTTCTATAACCTCAACATCGTCTTGTGCAATAAGGTATTCAAATTCAAGTTCACCAAGGTTGTGATACTCTTCCCTCTTCTCTTCTGAGTATTCATCCCACCATACCTTAACGATGCCGTTCTTCTGTAGCAGGGCATCATGGAACCATGAGTAGAGGATTTCCCAGCCGGGATTATCTTTTGTAAAGACGTAGTTAACATAGTCAGTGGCCTGTTCTGAGGCTTTTACGTCTTCGGGGCCATGAGGGGTGAACTTAACCATCTCATCACCAGAGGCAAACACCCTCATTAAAGAGGGTTTAATCCACTCTATTGTATCCTGCACCGTGGAATCAACGTATTGACTACGGCCATCTACCTCATTACCAAAGGGAAGGGCATAGTAATACTTAATAGCCTCCTCTCTCTGAATAGAGATTTCGCCATCATACCCAAGAGAATCGTTTATCTCCTGATGGATGCGTGACATTAGTTCTTGTTCTGTATCAGACAATTCCGTAGTTCCTATAGGTTATATCGCTAGTCCATTCGGGGTCAGTTCCCGCTATAGCGTAGCGTTGTGATTGGAAGGCGTATCGTGTGGCGCTCATCAAGTCATCACGGAGGGCAACCACCTTTCCTTCCTTTCTATGGTACATCCTAAACTCTTCAAACCAGTCTGGGAGGGTGGAGAATACTTTAAAGTTCCCCTTTTCCATCGACTGTAGCATAGCCATTATCCCTTCCTCTACTGAGTTAGAGCCTTTCTTCTCCCCTAGCCCCGGAGGGTTAGTGAAGTGCTGTAGTAGAAAGTTACACCCATGACCTCTATACTGCTCGGCAAGACCGGGGTTTCCCATGCTATCCCTGCGATTTCCGTCATGCGGGTAGGCTATCGGAATAAAATAAGGCCGTTGTCTTATTACCTCGGAGTGTACCGTAGGGCTTGCTTTAGATGCTCTATAGCAATCGTATATGTAAAAGGTGTCACTTTCATTATCTATTGCACACCATACCACAGCCGTAGGGTGATCCCAACCAAAGTCTATGGCCGCAATTCTGGGCCAATGATCCTCTATTTCTATTGGATCAATCATTAAATCTTCTTCGTTTATGGGGAAGATAAGGCCTGAACCGATAGACGGTCTGCCGTATCTCCTCATCTCCCTCTCATGGGGAGAGTAAGCAGAGAGAATCTGTTCCATCGCATCTTCTGATAGATGCCCTTTCTTCCCATTCATGGACTTCACATTTTCAGATGCGTCGTCCCATGTGGCGTTAGTAAGGCTTTGCCCCTTCTTTATGCTGTTCATAAAGGCGGCGACTGTCTCAGTCATCCCCTGCTCAGGGGTGAAGGTCATGTAGACCATCCCCCTCCTGTCTAGGGTTCGCGTGACGCTCTGTGAGTACAGTTCTCTGGAGGGTTCCTCGTCCAGCCATACCACATCCACCGATCTACCTTGCCACTTGTCTACGCCCATCTCATAGGCTTTAAAGAATAAAGAAGAGTTCTCGCCGGAAATATGCCGTATGAGGGCTACGGACTTGGCGTTTGGAACACCGGGCTTACGTTCAGTTTTTATAATACATTCTCTGGGAACAGCGCCGGAGCCAAAGGCTTCTGGATCGTCGGGAGAACCCAATAACTCTGCTTGTACAATGTCTCTGGTGGTTTCGTTTGACACACCACCAGCCCATGCTGTGATGGGCTTGTTAAACCTTCTACCCCTCCACCATTTTGGATATAGTCCTGTAAGGTGGTAGGACATCTCTGCGGCCCCACAATAAGATTTACCTATGCGGTTAGCCGCCATTAACAGGCGTTGGTTATTACCTACACCTGTTTCGTGGAATTCTTTTTGGTATGGGTACGGATCGTAGAAGTCGATCTTGTTGTATCGTTCACGCTTTCTTAGTTCTTTTGCTATCTCTACCGCTTTTTCCATATCCACTGGCATAGGCGGCTCTTGCTTGCTTTTCAGCGGATGCTCTACTTGCATAGCATTTTCCAGATTTTCCCCATTTATATCCTTTCTTTCCGTTGGGTAGTTTACATGATTGTATTGGCATTAATATGATCTACCAGATTGCATAAGCCTTAGCCTTTCTAACCGAGAAAGATTTTTTTCTGGTGTTTCTGGTGTTTTTATCATGGCATTTAAAAGACCGATAGTTTCTGGAATAGCCTGTTTACCACCTTCATAAAGCCATTGCATCGCGGCCATTGGATTAGGGGTGAGGCTTGCCGTATTATTGGCTCCAAACATATCAAATGTTTTGCTTATAGCGTTGTCTGCTTTAGACCCGAAATTTAGTAAACCTTCCGGCAGGGCGTTTGAGACTATTTCCTCACCCTCATCTACCATTGCTTGAGCGCGATCAGAGGCCAACAACCATAAAGGCAAAGTTGCCGCACCCACCCAAGGAAAAGGGCTTAAAAATACCCCACGCCTTGCTGTAGGCTTTCTAACAGGCTTGCCGCTTGCATCCGTTTCGCCTCTTTGCGATTGCCCTAATTGTAGTATTCTTGCCAGACTACCTTCGCGAGTAGAGGGTTTGAATTCCCCTATCCCTAATGGAGCAAGTTTTTCAGGAGTAAGAACATTACTCAGCGATCTATTTAATGTCCTTTGTAGGGCCTGAAAATTTCTTCTATTACTAAGCCCAATGCCTTGAAAATCCCCCTCTGGGCTAACAGCGCCGCCAACAAGTTTACCATCTATTATTTTTGGGCTACCACCGGGAAATATATGGTCTAAATCATCTACGTCTGGGATTTTACCATCTTTAAAAAAATTTTCCGCTTGTTCCACAACTACATTCTTTACTAATGCGCGTATTTCTTTTTCATCTGATTCTTCAAATAAATTAGCAACTAATTTTTTAGAATCTGCTTTTATTTCTCCATCTACAGTTTCATAGGAATGTACTTTTGACTTTGACTTTATGCTGTGTAATTTATCTCTTGTTCTTTTTTCAATAAATTTTTGCACCTCTGGGGAATCAATAGATAACCCCGCCTTTTTAAAATTCCTTAATTCATCTTGATAACTATAGGTGATCTCAGGATTTCCCGCTTTTATTCTTTTTCTAGATAAGTGGGCATTTTTTCTTTGTCTTTTTTGTTTTGGAGTGCCGCCTCGTTGAAGATTGTGTTTTTCTAGATACTTATCTATTTCCTCTGGAGTGCTAACCTCTTTTGTCCTGCCAGTATTTTCAGTAATAGTAGTGGGGCTTAGGTCTAGGTTAAATTTTTCGTATACTTTCTTTGCTATCTTTTTATTAGATGTGCCTTTAGCCGCTAATTTTTTTATTAATGCTTTTGCTTCTGGTGGAACTCTTGACGGATTCTTTGTCAACCTTCCTTCAATTTCTTTCCAATCTGAATCTACTAATGCTTGACCAATTAGTTCTGAATCTTTTTTTGATGTAGTTCCACTACTTCTCAGTAATTTTTTCCCTTTTGAATCATAACCTACAATGTTCCAAAAAGGGCGTTTTGGGTTTTTTACAAGATAAAAAGTAGAAAACTTTTTTTCAGACATCTCAATTCAAAGGGCCAACAAGAGACTCCAACTCTCTCTGTAATTCCTCCGTTGATTTCTCTTCAACGTGTGAGACTTCCTGTTTGATCTTCTCAGTGGGTTTAAGACCAGCCCTGTCCAGTATATCCTT